ACAAAAATATTTTTAGATTCAGGAGTAAATCATGTGGTAATTGGAGGAGGTGGTGCTGCTACTGTTTCTGGAACTGAGTCTTTTGTAGGATATATAACTTCAAGTGGTGGCGGAGGTGGCGGTTATTCTGCTGTAGATGGCGATGCCGGAGGATCTGGTGGAGGAGGAAGAACAGCCCCTCCAGGAACTTCTGCATTAGGAGCAGGAAATACTCCTCCTCTAAGTACCCCGGTTAGTCCTGTTCAAGGTTATGCCGGTGGACAAGGAAATGATCCTGGTCCGGGAGCAAGAGCTGGAGGTGGTGGTGGTGCATCTGCAGTCGGATGTAATGGAAGTGCACCTCAAGCAGGCGATGGAGGTGATGGATTAACAAATTTAATAGCACCAGCTTTTCCAGGAGGAACAGCATTTGGTGGTGGAGGTGGTGGTAGAGCTGAATCTGGAGCATCTGTCCCTAACGGTTCTGGTGGAACCGGTGGAGGTGGTGCTGGTGGAACCCCAGCGGGAACAGCTGGAACTGTTAATTTAGGTGGTGGTGGAGGAGGTGGAGCTACAGGAGGAGCAGGAGGCAAAGGAGTCGTTTTTTTAAGAATGGTAACAGCGTGTAAACCAGCTTCTTATGCAGTCGCGCCAGGAACTAATACAGTAGCAACTGTAGGATCTTGTACTGTAGCAACTTTTACTGTAACTGGTACATTGACACTATAAACAAATTAGAATATAAATATAAATTTAAGGAGTATAAATATGGCACATTTCGCAGAACTAGATAACAATAACATAGTAACAAGAGTGGTCGTTGTTGGTAACGATGTTACAACAGCAGCTGGACCTTTAGGAACAAATGACATGCATGTTGATGGTGAAACATGGTGTGTTAATTTTTTCAAAGGTGGAAATTGGAAACAAACTTCTTACAATAATAATTTTAGAAAACAATATTGCGGCAAAGGATACACTTTTGATTCTGCAAAAGACAAATTTATTTCACCTCAACCATATACATCTTGGGCATTAGATGGAAATGATGATTGGCAAGCGCCAGTAACTTATCCAACTGATACTACAGATAAAATGATTTCTTGGGATGAAGCAGGTCAAAAATGGACTGCGACTGATAAATCAGATCCAGTTAATAATTTCAATTGGGATGCATCAGCACTAGCTTGGGTATCCGCATAAGGAGACTCATATGGCTAGTCCAGCAGGATCAGCAAACGGCGGCATAATCGGAAAATCAAACAACGCTTCCTTCGGGAAGGATAAGATTACAACATCACCAGCTACAGCTTGTGTAACTCTCGGAGCAGGAACAACTATTGTTCAAACTGCTATAGTTGCAGGCGGTGGTGGTGCTTCTGGTAACTTTGGTGGTGGTGCAGGCGGCGGTGGTTTAAGAAATATAGAAATTAATGCATCAGGAACAGTTCCTGTTGTTGTAGGGGGAGGTGGAGCAGCTGTTCCTAGTTCAGGTAGTGCAACAAATCCTGGTACTGTTTCAAGTATTGTAGGATGTGGAACAACTTATGAATCTGCTGGAGGTGGTGGTGGTGGAATAGGTCACGCAGCTTGTATTCCTAGAAACGGTTATGCAGGTGGTTCGGGTGGTGGTGGACAAGGTTTAGGTGGCACTGGTGGTGCAGGAAATACTCCGCCAACAAGTCCTATTCAAGGATATGCAGGTGGAGATGGTTCTCCTTGTGGTCCAGTTAGATCATCTGGTGGTGGTGGAGGTGCTGGAGCTGTAGGAAATAATTATACACCGGGCCCTAATAAAGGTGGAGCTGGAGGAGCAGGGACAGACGTAAGTCCAACTTATGGATGTGTTGGTCCAACATGTTCAGTTTTTGCTGGTGGTGGAGGTGGTGGTGTTGAAAGTGTACCAGCGGGAGGTGGTGCTGGAGGTACTGGAGGTGGTGGAGCAGGTTCTGGTCCAGGTACAACTGGAACATCGGGTACAACTAACACTGGTGGTGGTGGCGGTGGCGCTGGTTGCGCTGGTGGAGCAGGTGGCCCAGGTATCGTAATTACAAAAGAATTAAACAAAGCAAGTGGTGTATGGTCAATACAATCACAATTTCAAAGTCAAACAGCCGGAACATGGCCCGATGGATCAGTTTTTGTAGGAAGTCTCGATTATTTAGTAATCGCCGGAGGTGGTGGAGCCGATCTAGCAGGAGCAGGAGCTGGTGGTTATCGTGCTTCTGGTTATGGACCTTCTCCATTACAAGCTTCATCATTAAGTTTATTACAAGGTTGTCATACAATAACTGTAGGTGGTGGAGGAGCAGGACGAACTTTATCTCCATGTGTCCAGTCTACGAGTGGTACTAATACAATTTTGGGAGTAGGTGGATGTGAAGGTTCAACTATGATCACCTCTGCGGGAGGTGGTAGAGGAGTTTGGTATAGTCAGTCTACTGCATGTTCTGCTGGTGGATCAGGTGGTGGTGGAGCTTTTACTGGTCAAACTGGAGGAACTGGTAATACTCCTCCTGTAAGTCCCCCTCAAGGAAATGCAGGGGGTGATGGTACTGCCGCTGTAAGTCCAAGTAATGCTGGAGGTTCTGGCGGTGGAGGTGGAGCTGGTGCTGTAGGTCAAGACGGAACAAACAATAATCCAGGAAATGGTGGAGCTGGTGTGCCTAATTTAATTAACTGTGGCGGAACACCTTTTTCAGCAACAGCATTTGCTGGAGGTGGCGGAGGTGGTGGTTTCAATGCGCCAGGTGGTTCTGCGTGTTCTGGTGGTGGAGCGGGTGGAGCTGGTTCAGAAAGTCCATGTACTTCTGCTCCAGGAACTACTGCAACTGCTAACACTGGCGGTGGAGGTGGTGGTGCTGGTAGAGATGGTTCTGGTGGACAAGGGACTGGTGGACTTGGTGGACCAGGACTTGTAGTTATTAGAGGACCAAGTGCAAGAGCTTTCACAGTATCTCCCGGTACAAATGCAATTGCGACGCACCCGGGTGGGGATAAAATCGCTTTATTTACAGTTTCGGGAACATTGAATATTTCTTAATAATCGTTATATTGCTTTTAATAAAAAGAAAGAATGCAATCTGTTAAATTATTTCCTAAAGTAATAGGGGTTTTTACGAACCCTGATATTTCTTGTCATAAAAAAATAGTTGAAAAATGTTATCATATTAAAAAGAAAGTCTCGAGTGGTGGAAAAAATTGGAGAAGTAATATTTATAATACAAGTGGAAAAATAAATTTGTATGAAGATAAAGATTTTAAACCTTTATTAAAATGGATAGATGATAAATTATTAGAATATAACTCTAATTTAAAGATTGATTTTAAGACTATAAATAAAAATGCTTGGTTTCAAATATATGGTAAAAATGATTATCAAGATTATCATTCGCACCCCCCTTCTAGGTTAAGTGCCATCTATTATTTAAAAGGGAAAGCAAACTCTTCCCCAACTATTTTTACTGATTTCAATTTTAATATGAACTATTTTTCTCTTATTACTCCAACGGAAGATAATAGCCGTGAGTGGAGTATACCTTTTCAAGAAGGGGTTTTATTAATATTCAGGTCCGAAATGCCTCATTGTGTGCCAAAAAATTTAAACTCAGAAAGAATTAGTATTGCAATTAATTACAATTAATATAAAACATATATATAAAGACATATGAACTTAACAAATTATTATTGGTATTTTCAATCAGCAGTTCCTTCTAGGATCTGTGATGAAATTGTTAAATATTCAAAATCTATTCAAGATCAACTAGCAACTACAGGTGGCTACGGAGATCCTAAAAAATTAAATCAAAAACAAATTAAAGATTTAAAAAAGAAAAGAGATTCAGATATTGTTTGGTTAAATGAGCGTTGGATTTATAAAGAAGTTCAACCTTATGTTCATCAAGCTAATGTTGTTGCCGGTTGGAATTTCCAGTGGGATTATAGTGAATCCTGTCAGTTTACACAATATAAGAAAGGACAATATTATGATTGGCATTGTGATGGTTGGGATCGACCCTATCAAAGACAGGTTGGTGATCCCTCTCACGGTAAAGTTAGAAAGCTATCGGTAACATTAACTTTATCGGACGAAAAAGATTATAAAGGTGGAGAATTAGAATTTGATTTTAGGAACTTAGATCCAGATAAACCAAGAAAACCTGTTAAATGTAAAGAAATATTACCTAAAGGATCCTTGGTAGTTTTTCCTGGATTCGTGTGGCATAGAGTATGCCCTGTTAAAAAAGGAACCAGACATAGTTTAGTCATGTGGAGTTTAGGATGGCCGTTTAAATAATGGCTATTGATTGTAATTATTGGGTTTGGAATGATGTTTTTAAATTAAATGAAATTAAAACTTTAGTAAAAAATATTAATTTAAATTATGACAAAATTGAACCTAAAAATTTAGGTGCCACTAATATACATGGCGAACCTATAAAAAATTTAAATTGTACACAAATATCTTATTGTAAAATATCTAATAAACTAGATAGTGTTTTAGATAGAGCTTACTCAGTTAATACTTATCAATTTGGATATAATCTTTATCCTAAAAATAAATTTGATTCTCTAAACTTTAATATATATAAAGCAGAAAAAAAATCTGATTATGGTTGGCATTGTGATCAAAGTAAAAATGATTGTTATGATGTAAAACTAACGGTATTGATTAACTTATCGACACGTTCTTATACAGGTGGTACTTTTTCTATGTTTATGGGTAATGAATTTAATTTACCAGAATTTGATAAACCTGGAACTATGATAATGTTTAAATCATTTATACACCATAAAATTTCTCCTGTTATAAAAGGTGAAAGAAACTCATTAGCAATTTTTTTAAAAGGACCTAGATTTATTTAAACAAAAAGGAAAAATATGAAAAAGAAAAAAAGAAGTCAAAAAGAATTAGATAAGATATCTTGCGGAAGTGCTGAAGCATTTCCAACACAATTAAACAGAGAAGATTATTTTAAATGTCCGGTATGGTTTGCAGACGCGCCACGGTTCGTTGATGATTTAAATAAAGCTTCAGATAAATATATTGAAACAGCCAAGAAAAATTTAAAAAAAGACATAGCTAAAAGAAATAAAAAGTTTGGAGATAGAGGAGATATGGGACATGTGTTTCATTCCAATAGTTTAATAGGGGACCCTAATTTTTTACAACTACAAAATTATATTGGAGCTACAGCTCATAATCTTTTAGGAGAGATGGGTTTTGATATGACGAATTATCAATTGTTTACTACAGAAATGTGGGTACAAGAGTTTGCTAAAAGAGGAGCAGGTCAACATAGTTTACACACCCACTGGAATGGTCATATTTCCGGATTCTATTTTTTAAAATGTAGTGAAAAAACATCACGACCTATATTTGAAGATCCAAGACCAGGGAATCTAATGAATCTTCTACCTCAAAAAGATTCAACTAAAATAACTTATGCTAGTCATCAAGTTAATTATGAAGTAAAACCTGGAAGAATGATTTTCTTTCCATCGTATATGCCACATATGTATGCGGTTGATATGGGCTATGAACCATTTAGATTTATACATTGGAACTGTCAAGCAATACCAAAAGGAGTAGTAAATGTTCAAAAAGGATAAATACAAAGTATTAAGAGGAGCGATATCAAAAGAGCTCGCTTCCTTTGTCTACTCTTATTTTTTAAAGAAAAGACAGGTAGCTCGATTTTTATTTGATCAAAAATATATCTCGCCCTTTACAGAGTACTTCGGAGTATGGAACGATGAACAGGTTCCAAACACTTATTCTCATTATTCAGATACTGCAATGGAAACATTATTAGAAGCTTTAAGAGCAAAAATGGAAAAAGAAACAGGTTATAAGTTAAATGAAACTTATGCGTATGCTAGAATTTATAAGACGGGAGACGTTCTTCATCGACATAAAGATAGATATTCATGCGAAGTTTCTACTACCTTGAATTTAGGAGGAGATCCGTGGCCCCTTTATCTAGATCCTACTGGTAAAAAAGGTCAAGCAGGTATCAAAGTAGAACTAGAACCAGGAGATATGTTAATTTATTCTGGATGTGATTTAGAGCATTGGCGTGAAGCTTTTCCTGGTAAAGACTGCGGTCAAGTTTTCCTCCACTACAATGATGCTAAAAAGAAAACTGCTAAAGCAAACAAGTTTGATGGACGTCCGTTCTTAGGACTTCCAGCCTGGTATAAAGGCTTTACATTACCTAAAAAATAGTTTATAAAATACACTGGTGAGGGGATGATCCACCACAGATTCCCCTTACTTTAAAACATTTGAATTCCCCTACAATCTGATATAAACCATAATAAATAGGTTTTTATATGCTACAAAAAATAGGGTTCTTACCAGGATTTAATAAACAAATTACTCCAACCGGAGCTGAAGCACAATGGACAGGGGGTGAAAATGTTCGATTTAGATATGGTACCCCTGAAAAACTAGGTGGGTGGAATCAATTAGGAGAAAGTAAATTAACAGGTGCCGCGCGAGCGTTGCATCACATGGTTAGTAAAACTTCTATTAAGTATGCAATAATTGGAACCAATAGAATTTTATACGCATACACAGGTGGTGTTTATTATGACATTCACCCTTTAGTTAATCCCTCAGGCACAGCTATCACTAATGCATTTACCACGACTAATGGTCAAACTGAAGTTACTATTACTTTTGCTGGAGCCCATGGATTCGTAGCGGGAGACATTATTTTATTTGGAGGTTCAGGTACTTTTACATCTATTACTAATTCAGATTACACAGCATCTGATTTTGCAGATACAAAGTATATGGTAACGTCAGTACCTACTTCTACGACCATTACGATTACTATGGACAATGCTGAAACAGGATCAGGAGCCACAACTTCAGGAGGCATTACTTATTATCGATACTATTCGGTAGGCCCAGCAGAACAAATTGGAGCCTATGGATTTGGTATCTCTTTGTATGGAGGTAATATTTTAGGATCAACTACCACTACTTTAGATGGAGCTTTACTCGATGATACTGCAGGGACAGGCGGAT